ACTCACCCTAGAGGCATTTAGAAAGCTATCACCAAGCGAGCGATTGGAGTTCGCAAATGCGAATCCAACGGAATATGAGGCACTATATACAGGGGGTAAAGAATAATGGCACACACAATATATAGTAATTTTTATCTATCAAATGAGATTGAGGACGCATATAAGTCACATCTCGATTTGACAAAGTTTTGTAAGGTTGACAACACTCTAGTTGGTACACCGGGCATGGAGCGTAAGATTAACGTGTACAGCGCAGTGAATGGAGCTGAAAAGCTAGCAATGGGTGCAGGAAACACAAAGTCAATCGAGGTTAAGTACACAGAAAGACCTTACACAATCGCACTAGCTCAGAGCAGATTCGAGTATTTTGACGAACAGAACATGACAGACCCAATGCTTGTCCCAACAGGACTAAAGTACATGGGTGCTGATATGTTTAACACAGTAAATGCTGATATCTTTGCTGAGTACAACAAGGCGAAACTAAAGGTACAGCCAAAGGCATATGACTTTGGTGCATTTGCTGACGCACTCTCACTTATCAATGTCGAGGACACTGATAATGACCCACAGGACATCAACGCATTTGGTTTTGTAAACCCAAAAGACATGGCATTGGTACGTAAGGCTCTAAAAGATGACCTAAAGTATGTTGAGAGTTTTGCGAGAACAGGTTATGTAGGTACTGTAGCAGGAATCAATCTCTACACAAAGAAAGACGCAGTAGCTGGTACTTGCGTTGTCGGTGTGAAAGACGCTGTGACACTCTTTAACAAAAAGGGTACAGAAATCGAACAGCAGAGAGACGCAAATATTAGAAAGAATAGTATTTTCTCAAGAAAATATTATGTCGCTGCACTCACTGATGAGACAAAGGCAGTGAAGATTATCATCACACCTTAATTTGGTTTTCATTCATTTTTTCTTTTCAATGGTAAGGGGGTAGCAAAGTGACAGATGATGAAAAACTCAGTATGGTAAAGACAATGTCAGAGGGGGTTGACACTGATGAAACTTTGCTCACCTACCTCAAAATTGCAGAGAAGAAAGTATTAAACAGGTTATATCCGTTTGGTGGCGAAAATAAAACGATACCTGAGAAGTATGAAATCATGCAATGTGAGATAGCAGTATATTTGCTCAATAAAAGAGGGGCAGAGGGGCAGACAATACATACTGAAAATGGTATCTCTCGAAACTATGAATCCGGGGATATAGCTGAAACGCTACTTGCTCAAATCACACCTATCGTGGGGGTGATGAAGTGAAATGCTTAGAGCGAAATAAGACATCATTTTGGTATTCGCCCTATATCGACAAGTCGGAGATAATCGACGAATATGGCAATGGGACAGGTGAATATCGAATCGATAGAGCCGACCCAATAAAACTCAGAGCCAATATATCGTCGGCAAAAGGGGAGACAGAAAGTCAGCTCTTTGGTGACACTGAAAATTATGACCGTGTAATCGCATTAGATAAAGTGTCACCACCGATAGATGAGTACACTATTTTGTGGATAGACACCGTACCTTTACTCACAACGAGTGGTGAACTGAGACGAGACGCAGATGGTCAAATCTTAACACCACATGATTACATCGTGAAGAAAGTCGCAAAAAGTCTTAATTCAACACTTGTAGCGATTAGTAAGGTAACGGTATCGTAATGCAAATTAAGGTGGAGTTGTCGCAGGATAGTGTCGATAAGGCTATCCAAAAGCTAGAGCGATATAAGTCGGGTCTCTTAGAAAAAGAACAAATTTTGCGTGAAGAGATAGCAAAAGTGCTAGAATCTCACGCTCAGTCAGGTTTTGATTCAGCGATTGTCAGTGACCTACTAAATGGTAGGACTGAGAAAGCTAATGTGACAGTATCACATACAAGCAGTGGTAACACAACAGTTGTGATTGCAAAAGGTGAGGACGCAGTGTGGGTCGAGTTTGGTGCGGGTGTATACCACAATGGTTCAGTTGGTCAATCTCCTCATGAAAAAGGTAACGAGCTGGGGATGACGATAGGTAGTTATGGTCATGGTCTAGGTCGACGAGATGTGTGGGGATATATGGACGGTGGTGAACTCATACTCACTCATGGTACACCAATGCAATCACCGATGTATGAGGCACTAATGGTAGTGTGTTCAGAGTTACCAAAGATAGTAAAGGGGGTTTATGGATGATAGATATAGAAAATGAAATATTCAATGCTGTGTCTAAGCAGTTAAGAGCAATGTACAAGAATATATTTATCACTGGTGAATACGTGAAAGCACCACCATCATTCCCTTGTGTATCTATCGTGGAGATGGACAATCAGGCTTATCGTAGAACTAGAAGTACAGATTGTGTCGAGAATCACGCTCAGGTGATGTATCGAATCAACATCTACTCGAACAAGGTTAGTGGTAAAAAGGCTGAATGTAAAGCTATATTATCGATTGTGGACGACGTATTTAGTGGGTTGGGGTTCAATCGAATGGGTGCGAGCCCTATACAAAACGAAAACGACGCTACAATCTATCGAATGGTTGCTCAATATCGAGCAGTTATATCAACATCAAAGAAAATTTACAGGGGGTAAAGATTATGGCAATAATCACATATAAGACTTTTTTAATGAGAAAGAATACATCTACTTGGGAAAAGGTACTTGATATCACAAGTTTTCCTGACCTTGGTGGTGCACCTGAAATGCTAGACACAACAACACTATCAGACAGCATGAAAACATCTGAGCCGGGAATCCTATCAGGTGGTACACTCGAGTTCGGTGCTAACTACACACTAGCTGATTATAAAAAGCTAAAGGCACTCGAGGGTAAGGAAGAGGAATATGGAGTATGGTTTGGTGGCACAGAAACAGCTGGGGCACTAACACCAAAGGGTGACGATGGTAAGTTTAAATTCAAGGGCAAGCTGACAGTGACCCCACCTAATGGTGGTAGTGTCAACGAGGTTGTTAAGATGAAGATATCTATCGCACCATCTACACCTATCACACTAGATACTACAGTATAAGCTAAAGATACGAAAAGGAGAGATATAAAATGAAACAGCTAAAATTTACTTATGATGGAACAGATTACACACTAGAGTTTACACGAAAGACCGTAGCAGAGATGGAAAAGAGAGGGTTTATTGCGTCAGAAGTTGACACAAAACCAATGAGCACTCTTCCTGAACTGTTCGCTGGCTCATTTCTAGCACATCACAGATTCGTACAGCGTAAGCTAGTTGATGAGATTTATGAGAAAATGAACAACAAGTCGGAGCTAATAGGTAAGTTGGCAGAAATGTATAACGAGCCTATCATGACACTTGTTGAGGAGCCGGCAAAAAAGGGAAACTTGGAGTGGACGACGGATTTTTAGAAGATTCGTCGCCCTACGCAATGGATGATAGGAGAGAGGTTTTACTTAAAAATCTCTCTCTAACACCTTATACGGATATTTTCGATGAACAGTTCCCATATTACTTGGCAATAGGTATGACATACGACCAATTTTGGAATGATGACCCAACCATAGTTAAGGCATTTAGAAAAGCTGAGGAAATTAGAACCACGAAAGCTAATCAGATGGCATGGTTACAAGGGCGATATATCTATGACGCAATATTAAGAGTAACGCCTGTTATTGGTGGTCATGAACCTATCGAATATCTCAGTGAGGCATATCCAATCGGAGATACAGCGATAGAAAAGGCTCAGGAAAAGCAGGAAGAAACGAATAGAGCTAAGGCTAAGCAATTCATGGAAATGTTCGCAGTGAACAATAATGCAAGATTCAACGAAAAGGGGGAAGAAGATGTCAGACGCAATGAGGATTGACGCACTGGAAATACAGATACAAACATCATCACAGTCGGCAGTCAATGGTGTCGAGGCTTTAACAAGTTCTCTCTCCAAACTTAGAGATTCACTAAAAGGTGGGATAGGGTTAGACGGTGTTATCGGTGAATTGAAAAAACTTGACGATACAACTCGCTCATTAGATGGGTCAGCGTCGGTTAAAATTAGAAATTTGTCGAGTGCTATCAAAACCTTGTCCGATGTCAGTAAGAACAAAATATCATCATCTCTCGGAAACCAGCTCAAAAAAATATCAGATGGGTTAAAGGATTTCAAGGGTGGTGATTATTCATATCTAAACGAATTATCAAAGAGCTTGGCTAGTCTATCGCACATTAAAAGTGGGTCGGGTGTAAAGACACTTGTGAATCAACTCAAAGAGTTGCCAGCTATAGCGAGGGAGTTAAAGGCGTCCGATATGCAAGGTTTTGTAGCTACCCTAAAGAGCATAACAGGGGCTCTAGCACCATTGGGATATGTTATACAAAGATTGCAAGGCAATATTAGTAATTTGCCATCTAAATTTTCAAGATTGGCATATACATCGAGTAGGGTTGCTGAGGCTAATGCTAGTCTAAAAAGCAGTCTAGTAGGTGTATACGCTAAGGCAAAGATGGTATGGGTTGGTTTTTCACAACTCAGAGACAAACTCAGTGGGTTCATAACTGAATCCAACAAATATATCGAGGATTTAAACTTATTCACAGCGTCAATGGGCGAGGGCTCTAAGTCGGCACAGCGATTTGGCGAAAAGGTTAGTGACGCAATGGGAATTGACCCGGCTGAATGGATGAGAAACCAAGGTATATTTAACACTATTACCGAGGGATTTGGTGTGGCTAGTGATAGAGCCCACATCATGTCAAAGAATCTAACACAGCTAGGATATGACCTATCGTCATTCTTCAATATCAGTTATGAAGATTCAATGCAGAAACTACAGTCAGGTCTAGCTGGTGAACTAGAACCACTAAGACGACTAGGATTTGACTTGTCAGTAGCTAGATTACAGCAAGAGGCATATAACCTCGGTATAAATCAGAGTGTAAATAGCATGACACAAGCTGAAAAGGCTCAGTTGAGATACCATGCTATTTTGACCCAAGTAACAGTGGCCCAGGGTGATATGGCAAGGACAATCGACGCACCTGCTAATCAGCTAAGAATATTCAAGGCTCAGATAACGCAGGCGGCGAGGGCAATCGGTAATATGTTTATTCCAATGCTACAAGCTATACTACCATATGCAATCGCAGTGGCAAAAGTAATTACCCTGATGGCAAATGTGCTTGCTAGATTATTCGGATATAAGAAAGTTGATATCGATTACAGTAGCGTCAAAAAAGGTAGTAGTGCGTTAGGTGGCATGACCAACAACGCAAATAATGCGGGTCGAGCACTAGGGGGTGCTACAAAGAAAGCTAAAGAACTTAAAAATGCACTATTAGGAATTGATGAACTACACATCATCTCACCATTAGAGCAAGGCTCAAGTGGGTCAGGTGGGGGTGGTGGAATCGGTGGTGTAGATGGTCTAGGAACGGGGATGGATTTTGACCTAGATTCTTACGATTTTACACTAGGTAAGATTACACCAAAGTTTGAAAAGATTTTCCAAAAGATGAAAAATTGGCTTGGTCTCAACAAAAAAATAGACAGTTGGGGCGAGTTAATGGACACTAGATTTGGTCATATACTTGAAGAGGTGGTAGCCATAGGTGTCGCATTTGGTACGTGGAAAGTTGCGAAAGGATTGTTATCGGCAATTCGAGAAATTGAAAAACTAGGTGGTGTCTTTAATGGCATAACCATAGTAGGAGCAATTCTATTTGTCCAAGATATACTAGAGTT